TAGTCAGGGTCATCGGTGTTTTCTCCACAGAATGGGCACAGTTTAGCCTCATAGTAATCTTCGTCCAGCTCCCAGCGAAGCCAGTATTCGGCGTCGCAGTGCTGACACTGATAGCGTCGGGTTTTCATAATTGTTCTACGGTTACTCCATGTTTGACCAACAGATCTATGCCAGCTGGATCGCGATAGGCCTGAGCATAGACCACTCTGGCTATGCCGGCCTGTATCATGTGCTTGCTGCAGTCCAGACAGGGTGCATGGGTTATATATGCAGTTGCTCCTGATCCTGACTCAGTACTGGCTGCGAGCTTTAGTATGCTGTTCATTTCCGCATGTATGACCTCGGGTCGGGTAACCAGCCCCGAGTCTGTTTCTGTCTCACAATCATTGTCTGCGCCCGGAAGCGTGCCATTGTAGCCTATGCTAATGATGCGATTGTTACGAACTATGACACAGCCTACCTGGAGCTTACGAGCCGAGCTTAGTCGGGCATACACACCCGCGGCTTCGATATGAGCACGATCCCACTTATCCATGCTGATTTCTCCGTTCAACCAGGTCAGCATACAGAACCTGTATGTCAGCCTCGGGCCCAAAGACCTCGGCAAACTTGGCTCTGATGGCTTGTGTATAGGCATTGGGGCTGACGCTGAGACTGTGATAGGCGTCGTTGATGAGTATGTCCCGTACGTCGGGATCGATCTGATCATATTCAAGCCAGCGACCCTGAGGACAACGTACCCAGGGAACGCTTACCTTGAACTCTATGACACAGGAACAGGCTGAACACTGATTCAGATACTGACCCAGCATGGGCTTTCTCTCGGGACAGCTCTGACAAATTTCTAATCTATCTGCAACAAACTTCATGATAATCACCTAGATCTAATATGATTTGAACAATCCTCGACAGTGGTCATAGACACGGATTGCTATGGTTTTACCCAGTTCCTGACCCTGATCATTGCCCTGGGCAAAATGAATCCCCTTATAAAGTCTGCTCAGACCAGCATCACGAACCAGATAGGTCAGGTTAGCATAGTTGAGGTTGACATTGCTTGCAGGGTATCCAGGGTCAAAGGTTATGCTATTGGCAGCAAATACAACATTGTGTGTGAAAATATCGCTACCACGCAGGCTGGCAACCACACCCATGGCAGCTGCACCAAAGGTGCTGTGACCGCTGACTAGCTCAGGGAATGGTGGACTCTGATCTGTTATGGGACCAAAACTTACCCAGGTATTGCCCAGGATGTTGGCGTTACCGCCAGTACCTGCGCTCCAGGCATTTATGTATTGTCCACGATACTGATTGCGAATCAGTGTTATGTTTCGGATGCTCTGATAGTGGTACTTGATATCCCAGGCTGCTATGCCTGCATCCATCATGGCCGCCCCAACACCATAGAACAGTTTTACGTCCTGATCCAGACTGTTGTTGTCAACGGTGCTGACGTCCCGAGCTATGCCCAACCACTGTCCTGGTGGGCTTTCGGTACCTGGACCACGCGCAAAGTACTCGGCTATGGCCTTGCGTTCGTCGGTAAGATTGGCGCTGTAACCCAGCACTTCATCAATCTCGGCCTGGGTTGGGAAGTAATGTAGGTTGGCTCTGTGTATGGTGCCGTGACCCATGACCATGGGCCGTACTCGGCCCCAGTGTGGTACAAATGGTGTTTGAGTTACGCCATTGACTCTGAGTGGCAACCATTTCTTACCTGAGCTGTCAGCAGCATCCCAGACAGCCTGGTTGACTGAATCATCGTCCAGATTGAATACATTGCTGGCTACGTATCCCGTGGTGTCGGCATAGTTTCCAATCTGATTGGCACCATCATTGTAGTGATAGTCCAGGATGATGTTGGCTATGCGTGAGCCCAGGTTGGCGGCTCGGATAACCAGACTTGGATTGGTACTCAGAGCTGGCAGACCGTTACCTGAATCATATAATGCCTGAGCAATTATAGCAGTCTGACTACTGAACAGGTTACTCATGACCGTAAAGGCTGCTTCACTGACTGCGGCTATCTGGCACTCTATGGTGCGTGTGCTGTCATTCTGACGCTGTTGCCAGTCACGAAGCTCGGGTATGTCCAGGCTTACACGGGCATCTTCGGGGTCCTGTAAACAGGCCCAGGCATTATACACGGCTTCGAAGGTAATGCCCGAGCCTCGGGTATTTACTGGCGGTGGCAGTCTCGTGGCTGTGAATACGTCTATGAGTGCATTGGCCCAGACACGTACAGGGCGGCGTGAACTTGCTGGTGTGGTATTAGACATTTCTTATCCTTAGAACCTTACTATGTTCTGACCAGTTAGTTGCCAGACTTCATTTTCCAGCTTTTGCAGTATGGCACGTGTTCGGGCAGGTATGATCCAGGTTCCGCTCTGTGTATTGCCTGTGTTGTAGATGCTGGTCTGGGCATTCAGAACATCCAGTGTGACACCTGTATTCGCAGTCTGCACCACAATCTCAGTGCCTGTAGTAAAGTTTACGGTGCTGACATTGGGAACAACAATGGTGGCATTGCTGGCATAGACAACGTTTCCATCATCTAGCATGCTCAGTGTATATGTTGAATTGCTGACAGCATTGACTGATGGGCGAACAGCATCACGTGCTCGGGCACTGGTAAAGTATAGATTGGTACCTTCGGCAATGTCTGTGGTTGTTGTACCTGTGGGCACAATCACAGTAGCCTGTCCAGTAACACCAGGCATGACGGTAACAACGCCCTCTACTACTCTGATCACGCTGGCATCGGATGCGGTATTTGCTTCGACGTCGTAGATCCAGCGCCCAGGTTTGAGACCAGCAGTAACATTGGCCGCCAGGCTCAGGGTAATCTCGCCCTCGGCGGCATCAGAAACCGTGGCAGTAATGCTGACAGCATTGGCGCTGTAGTAACTGCGTCTGAGCTGCGCTCGTACGTCATAACCCGCAAGACTGATATTGGCCTTGTTGGAGTCTATGTAATTGACCTTTTGCGAAAGAGTCGCGCCCTGGTCCAGGCTGAAGTCTAGATATCGTGCCAAGATTTTCTCCTAGGAACAACGATATTTATATCTAGCTTTGTATGAGCTCGTCGACGAAAGTCAGGAGCAGCTGATGGTGTCTTTTCTGATGCCAGCGGTTTTTTAGGAACTTCTTGTCGTACCAGTATTTCTGGCTTTCAGGATGACAGCCTATGAGTCCTATGTTGCCCTGTATGATGGCCTGTGGATCGCCATTGTCATAACTTGATATAGTTCGGAACTGCCCCGAGCCTACATAGGTACAGCCGTCATAGAAGAACATGTCCTCGGCTGAGTCGTTCCAGGTTATGCTGGCTGTTGTGGCAAAGCTTCTGCGGACGTCGGCTCGGGGACGTTTTATGTACTGTACAACGTCTATGTCTTCCAACAGATCAAAGTACCAGGGGCCAGCCCAGTAAGCACCCATGCAAATGCCCAGGTACTTACCACCAGCCTCGATATAATCAGCCAGCATGTTACCCTGGCGTCTGGTAAAGAAGTTGTAGTGTGTATGACTATCTCCAATGCCACCAGGGAACATTACAGCGTCATAGTCTCTGAGTATAACCTTGTTGAACTGATCTTTGGTAAACAGGTCTATTCTATAGTCATCACCCAGAGCTTCAGTCATGCCGTTGCAGCAGTCTATGCTGCATTCGGGGTGATGATTGAACAGTGCTAGTTTATGCTGCAATTAGTCCTCAGACATGTCCTGATTGACACGCCAGTTCAGAACACCTTCATCCAACCAGATACGCTTCAGTCTCTGAATGTCTGTGTACCAGCGTTCATGTATATCAGACTGATGGTCCAGCATCTGGTCTTCGGCGATCCATTGACCGCCGTTGTTGTCATCCTGATGACAACGCCAGCAAAGTATTTCTCTGTAGGTTTTTCTTTTCATGTTTAGGCCGCCCAGACATCGCCCCAGGTGCCAGACAAAGCGCCTTTGGCATAGTCTGTGGCTCTGTTCTCGAAAAAGTTAGTATGCACAGGTGCATTGATCATTTCTTCGATCCAAGGCAGGGGATTCTTCTTGACCTTGAAGATACCCTTGAGCCCCAGACTGATTAGTCTACGATCTGCAATGTACCTGATATAGGTTTTGACCTCATCGGCTTCGAGTCCGCGCATGGGACCCATCTTGTAACAGAGGTCAATAAACTTATCCTCGAGCTCAACCATTCGTTCCGCAATACTGTATATACGACTCTTGAGATCATCATTCCAGATCTCTTTGTTTTCGTCTATGTAGGTGCGGAACAGCTTGATCATGCCTTCGGTATGCTGAGTCTCATCGACTATGCTCCAGGTAACAATCTGTCCCATGCCCTTCATCATGCCATGGCGTGGGAAGTTCAGGAGCATGATGAATGAGCTGAACAATTGCATGCCTTCGGTAAATGCACTAAAGGCTGCAATGTGCGTGGCTGTACTAGCAGCATCACCATTGCGACTACTCAGATCCAGGATGTAGTCGTGCTTCTCACGCATCTCCTCATAGTCCAGAAACTCATTATAGATTCTATCTGGCATACCCAGACTCTCAATGAGGTGACTATAAGCAGCTACATGCAGGGCTTCACGTGCAGCAAAGCCCAGCAGCATCATTCTTACTTCGGGCTGCTTGAAGTATGGTAGGTAGTTCTTTACATAACCACCTGCAACATCTATGTCTCCCTGTGTAAAGAAACGAAAGATGTTGGTGAGAAAGTATTTCTCTTCGGTGGTTAGTCTGTTTTTCCAATCTTTGACATCTTCTAGCATTGGGACTTCGGTATGCAACCAATGACTCTGTTCATGTTTCAACCAGGCCTCATAGGCCCAGGGATACTGAAAAGGTTTGAAGCTATTACGATCGTCGGTTAGTTTTAGTTTATCTTTCTTGGGAGCCATTTATTGATCTTCTTCGTTTATCCATTCTAGTAGTTCTACTTCTTTGAGTAATCCAGTATGACGTTTTATTTCTTCACCGCTGGTACCGAACATAATCATGGTTGGTACTCCACGAACACCATAGACTCTGGCGGTTTTCATACCGTCATCGCTGTCAATGTCTATGCGTTCAACGGGCATGGTCACACGTGAGCCAAGTTGTTTGAATACGCTGTTCTGTATCTGGCAAGGGCCACACCAGGCAGCTTCAAATTTGAATATCTTCATGATCACCTCCTGTTATTCGGGAAATTCCTGAGCCTGTCCTGTTCTTTGTCGTCTCTCTCTAAATTTTCTAAGCCAATCAACCATCATCTTATCAGGGACACCTGCTAAGAGGAATGGAAAGATACCGTGAATTATTGCTATAGGAACCATGATAAGGAAGAACAGGCCGGCGCTTAGACTCCAGCGTGCATGTTCCCAGTATGTCTCACCAACTTTTTTGGTATGGTCGAAATCTATCATAGGGACTCCTTTGGGTTAGTAAACGTCAACCTTCACAGGCCAGGCAATCAGTACCTTCGGCCAAAGCCTTCATGTCGATCTCTTGAATCACCTGACGTTCGATCTTCTTGCTTACCTTGTCGGCTTTGCCAATCTTTTCTGAACGACAGTAATAAAGTGTTTTCAGTCCAGCTTTCCAGGCCTGGAAGTGGACTGCGTGTATGTATTTGATATGCGAATCGGGCCGGAAGAATAGGTTAACTGACTGGGCCTGGTCGATATATTCCTGACGGTCCGCGGCATGTTGTACAACCCATCTTTGGTCGATTTCCATTGAAGTTTTGAAAGCGTCTCGGGTCCATTCATCGAGGAAATCCAGATGCTGTGCACTCCCGTCATTTGCAATGATGGAGCTCCAAATTTCCTGGTACTCGGCAATTGCACTATCTCCAAGGTCTGCCTTACAGGCCAGAGTGCTATGGCCATGGTCAGCAGCAATACCATCAGTAGAAGGAGCAAGAGAATTGTCTGATAGTCGTTCACTGTTATCATACTTAGCCTTCAAATAATTTAGTAGTATCTGGTCCAGGTACTTGTTCTTGTTCAGATAGGCACCTGATAGTGTATCTTGTCTATAAGCATTAGCACGGTAGGGTTCAATGCTGGGACTGGTATTGCCCATGATGATAGAGCTCGAGGCATTGGGAGCTATGGCCATGAGGTGGCTGAAGCGACGGCCTGTGGCTGCGGCATCGGGAGCTGCTCCACGTTCTGCTCCTAGCTCATCATTGGCATCGTTTAGTCCTGACCGTATGTGCTTGAAGATTCGTTTGTTGTGGCTGACTGCAATAGCGGACTCAAAAGGGACACCATGACGCTGGAGGTAAGCATGAAAGCCGAGACTGCCCACGCCAATGCTGCGCTCACGATATGCAGAATATTTGGCTCTGCTGATACTGTCAGGAGCATTATCAATAAAGTGCTGAAGTACATTATCCAGCATCTCTGCAATGTCCCGAAGAAAAAATTCATCGCTTTTCCAATCATCAAAATACTCCAGATTTACTGAACTCAGACAGCATACAGCCGTGCGGTCCTTGTCTGTTGGTAAAATAATTTCAGAGCATAGATTGCTCTGACGAATCTTTAGCCCCAGCTTCTTCTGAAACTCTGGCAAGGCTCTGTTACTGGTGTCTATGAAGTGCAGGTAAGGCTCACCAGTCTGCATTCTAAGTTCTAGTATGGTTTGCCAGAGCTCTTTGGCACTTACTGTCTCACGAACCTGGCCACTGTGTGGATCTATGAGATCCCAGCTATCATCGGCCTCGGGGTCTAACATGCAACGCTCAATGATTTGCATGAACTTATCGGTAATGTTTATGCCATGATGCAGATTCAGAGCCTTGAGATTGGGATCGCCCGTGGGCTTTCTCATGTCCAGAAATAATAGAACATCAGGATGACTAATGTCCAGATAGGCAGCATATGAACCACGACGTGTTCGGCCCTGTCTATAAGCTAGCGATGAGGCGTCATAGGTTCGAAGATGAGGCATAACACCAACAGACTTATCATCACTTGCACGAATACCTACTCCAATTCCTATACCTCCTCCGAGCATGCTGAGCCAATTGACCTCGGATAAAGTACTGACCAGGCCTTCTGCACTGTCATCAAGATAAGGAAGGAAGCAACTAATTGGCAAGCCACGCTTTGAGCGACCAAAGGATAGAATTGGCGTGCTATAGCTAAGCCAGTGTCGGCTTGAGTATTCATAGAGTCGTTGTGCGTGTTCTGGGTTACTACCGAAGGCAGCTGATACATAGGCGAACCTTTCCTGGGGACTGGTTTCTTCTTCTTTCATGTAACTTTCGCGAAGGCGCAATAGTCCTAATTCATCGAATAGACTGTCCCGTGTGTAGTCTACCCGAATACCATGTACAATGGGATTCATTGATACTCCTGTTGATTTTTCTTTTTACTTGTCTTTGGTCAAATTACGGCCTTCGGTGGCACGTATTAGATCATCATCTTTCATTGCGCAATTATTGTATTGCTCCATGAGTTCAGTGGCATACTTCACCAAATCTCCCATGTTGGCGTCGTCCTGTATTAGCGGTATGGCTGGACAACGAACTGTTAGGTTTGCAGGTGGAGGTGGTATCTCCTGCTTGGGCAGAAACTTTGTAACTGAGCCACAACCACCCAGACTCAGAGCTAGCAATCCACAGGCTAATAGTAATTTCATGATTAGTCAGGCCTTTTGATTCGATTACGTTCAGCGTTCTTTTTATTAGCAACATCGTTTAGATTACGTGTATCCTTGGGAGGTACAGTTTCTAGACCACGGGACTCATTATGAACCTTGGCAGCTTCCTGCAGGACTTTGACTCCTGTTTCAGGGAGTTTGCATTCCTTGTAGATTGGCTTTTCAACTTCTTTGGTTATGGTTCGCGTTACGACTCTGGTCTTACCACGTGCCGCAGCCAGCTTGGCTTCATATTCTTTACTTATCTGATCACGTCGTTCACGCTCTTCAGCCATCATCTTGTCATAGTTTTCTCTAAGTTCGGCCTGGTTCTTTAGCTCCTCAGCCTGATTATATTTGTATCCGCCAACAAAAGCGATTACAAAAGCGATAACGATGGCTACCACCTTGATCATGTTGATAATACCAGTGGGCCCAAGAGCGAGAGGAAACATATTTTATTCCTGGTGATTAGTGGTGCGTTGTATATATACCTTACTCAGATTCGACCCAACCAGCGGCTGGAGGGAAGACCTTGCTGATTACCTTGGCACAGGCCTTGGCAATTTCCTGGTGTTCAATCTGAGTACCATTGGCTGAACGTAATTCTACATAATGCAGCCACGAGCGCAGGGTTCCTGCCATGTACAATTTGCTTTGCATGAGTCCTTCGGGCAATACTGACCGAGCCTGCTCCTTGGCAATGCCATTGTCAATGGCCCATTCATAGGCGTTGCGACTGTTTCGGATTACCCTTTGCTGCTTCTCAATCCACATGTTATTGAGCTCACGATTGTCAGCTACGCTTAGATCCAGTGGTATGCTGTTTTGTCTGTTCTTGGTATCCTGTAGCCGAGCCTCACGATATTCAAATTCCAGATCCTTTACAGGATTGGCATATCTCTGACTGAACTCCTGAAAGCTAAAGCTTCGGTGTCTCAAAATTTGTCGGGCAATGTCTCTGGTGGTAACAATTTCCAGAGTCATGCTAACCATCTCAAAGGGACTGAAGTGCTTGTGTTTGAGCAGATAGGCAATTAGTTTATCCTCGGTCTCAGTATTTGCCTGATTGCTGGGATTGCTGACTCGAGCACAGTATGCTACAAGGCTAGACAGAGACTTACCCAGGGTCATCTCACCTTCGTAGTCTGGGTCAATTTGCGAATATGTAAATAGACGAACTTTCATTTTGATCCTTGGATTTTGGGTTTTGTACTAAAATTCAGACCCTGTGATAGTGGCAGGGTAATTCCATGATTGATAGCCGAACTTACACGACGGCAATACTGCTTCCAGGCGTCACTACCAGACTCAACACCCCAGCCTGTGTCTTTGACACCGCCAAAGGCCAGTCCAATCTCAGCGCCGCTGGTACTGGTATTGATGTTTACAATACCATTATAACTTTCTCTGAGGAAATGTTCAATGGCGTGCATGTTGGTGCTGTACAGGCTAGAGCTTAGACCATAGTTTGTGGAATTGACTAGGCTAATGGCTTCTTCAAATGGGCCATAGGGCACAACATAGAGTATGGGAGCAAATACTTCTTCGTCCATGCAGGGACGATGCTGCATGCTGGTCAGCAGAGCTGGACGCATCAGAGGTCCATGATACTGATGTGTACTAGACCAGGCTGGTTCAGCA